TTACATCCGTTGCTGTTTGATCAACTGTTCCGTCTACAATTTCTGTTAGTACAGACCCGTCTGTTTTATTAATAATATAGCTCATTATAGGACACCAGTAAAAATTATGTAGTCAATAGTTAAGTAAGGGTTCATAGTAACTATAGGATTGCCAAGTATTGTAGATTCAACACTACCACTATTTCCTAAACCGTAACCACCAGCAGTTAATGATGCGCCGTAGCCAGCAATAGTTCCACCGTCAGCTGCGCCATTTGGTGCGCCAGCAGCATAATATTGTTTACCAGAAGCACTTTGTAAAGTATGCTTGTGATCTGGCAAGTTAGTTACTCCTACTAATACTTGTTCACTTCCGGCACCATCACCTACGTTATCAGCAGATGTCGAAGTTACTCTGTTAGCACTGCCGCCGCCGGCGTCAATGCTTAATGTAGGATCATCTTTATCAGGAACTGAAGTTCCGTTATCCATGTTATCACGGCCTAACGGGAATCTACCACGTAGATCTGGAAGAGCAAAAGTGTTCTTTCCAGCTAAACCGGCACGTTTATAAGTATATCCAATTACAGCAAACAAGTCCGGATAGTCCGCAATTTTTACTTCGCCGCCATCACACAACAAATATCCCGTTGGAGGAGTTGTTCCAGCAAATGGCATCATTGCTCCAACTGGAACTGTTGGAATGTTCGATATAAAAGTCTGCTTTGTAATTTTCTTTAGGCCACTATCAGTGCCGCTTCTGTAAACAAGCAGTTGATCAGCACTTAGAGAAGTAGTTGCTAATGTTCTAGCAGTAATAAGGTTTTGACTAATCGCAGTAGTAAACTCAATCTGTCCAGGCTTTCCTGGATCTTGAGGCGTTTGTCCATCGAACGACACATCATTACTAGTAACGTCACCAAGTAATCTAAAAGTCGTAGGACTTAATAACTTAGCTGCTCCGCCTGTGATGTTACCTGATAGCGAACCTGTAAACGATCCGTTGAAGCTACCAACAAACGACTGAGCATATATGTTTCTGAATCGCTGTGACGAAGAACCAATGTCATATAATGCGTCAGCTGACGCATCAGGACCAGGCAATATTACTGGATAAGTTGTTGGATTATCGTCAATATCTAGATAAGATACAACTAACTGTCCTTTTAGAGCAACATTACTGTTAAAAGCAGATGTAGAACTAATTGATAACTGATTAGCTGTTACTGTTCCTTCTGCTGTTAAGTTTCCGTCAGTAACAATGTTACCAGATACGTCAAGTGCTTGTTGAGGACTTTGATTGTTTATACCTACTTTGCCAGTAGCATCTAAATGAAGTACAGTTACCGGATTATTTGCGTAGGTTAGTGTAAAATCTATACTACTACCAGAGTTTTTAGAAAGCAAAGTTGTTAGGTTAGTATCTGTGTTAATAGTAAAACTTAAATCGCTTCCTAATGTAATACCACCGTTTGCTCGAATACTTAAAGGGGCGTTTGAAATACTAGCTATGTCGTTTCTTAAGAAGTTTGAAGCGGCAATTGCCGATCCGTTAACTACTAACGCATCAGCTTTACTTGCTACACCCCATAGTTTAATTGGTAGAGTTGTACTAGCTTCATCAGTTGTACTAATGTTCAAACCTTGGTTAATAGTATCAAAGCCCGGGATTGCTAACTTAGGAGTAAATGCTTCTTTACTCAATACTAATAGTCTGTAATTGTTAGCGTAGAACGAAAATACAATATGGTCAATATTATTAATGTCTACAATAACTTCAACGTCAGGGCCTGTTTTAGAGCCTGTACTGTATTGTGGACCAATTAATAACCAGTTAGAACCAGAATATACATATAATTGTTGAGTATTAGTGTTAACCCACAAGTCGCCCACAATACCAATTGGGGGAGCAATGTCTGCTTTCTTAACCGATCCAGCAGCAGACCATTCAGTACCGTCATATACCTTTAGCAAGTTTACACCAGGTGTATTGTCGTACCATAATTGTCCCTGAACAGGGTTATTAGGTTCTGAGTTTTTAGCAAAGTTTTCTAGTAAGTGTAGAAAGTTTTCAGCAATGATTGGGCCGTACCCAGGATAGTTCTTGCCCGGGAACTTAAGATCAGTATCAACGTTAAGAGTTTGGTCCTGTACAGTAAGTGGCGGCTTGCTTGGGTTTGTAGTTTCAGTATATTTTACTTGATAACTCATCTTATACTCCTGCTAAGCCAGTTAAGCTCTGAATACGTACAGTATAATCAATTTGGATTAATCTGTTTAATGACTTTTGTACAGGGTGGAAAATAACGTGTGTTAGCAACAAACTATCACCTGTAGAGCTGTAGCTTTTAAGACCTAGCTCATCAAATACATATTCACCGGTGTTGTTTGTAGTGGTGTCAAACGCACTTTGTCCGCTAGGCTCGCCGTAATCTAACAAACAAGTAATGAATACGTCAGTATAATTTGTACCAGTAACGTGGCGAGTTTCGATATAGTTACGTGT